CGCAGATGTCAACTTTGACCCACAAGAACCAGAACAATTACGTGGTGATACTGCACTAAGTAGCCCCTATGGATTTGCTGGTGATGGTAAAGACTTACCACCGGGTGCTACGGCTAAGACACTAGAAGAAATGCTTGGTCCTTTAACGGACAAATTAAGCGGTATAGACGGGCTTAAAGAAGGTCCGGGCATGACACCTACCTCAGTTACCTTTAGCCCTGCTATGGTGGCTGCAAAGAAGATGCAGAAGAAGATACATGACCAGCTAGAAGAATCTGGTGCAAGTAAGCATCTTAGAAACTCAGCATTTGAAATGTCACTATTTGGAACTGGTGTTATGAAAGGTCCATTTGCTGTTGATAAAGAATATCCTAACTGGAATGAGGATGGTGAGTATGACCCAGTTTTCAAAACAATGCCGCAAGTTTCCCATGTTTCTGTTTGGAATTTCTATCCTGACCCTGATGCCAATAATATGGATGAAGCGCAGTATGTCATTGAACGACACAAGATGTCAAGGTCGCAACTTCGGAATCTCAAAAAGAGGCCGATGTTCAGAGGAAATGTAATTGATGAAGTCATCCAGATGGGTGAGAACTATATCAAAGAATACTGGGAAGATGACTTATCTGACTATGCACCAGAGCATGGTGTAGAAAGATTTGATGTTCTTGAATACTGGGGTACTGTTGATACAGATGTGCTTGAAGAAGCAGATGTACAGATACCAGATGAACTAAAGACATTTGATGAGTTACAGGCTAACGTGTGGATTTGTAATGGTAAGCTACTACGTATGGTGCTTAATCCATTTAAACCTGCTAGAATACCGTATCATGCTGCACCATATGAGTTAAACCCATATTCATTCTTTGGTGTAGGTATTGCTGAAAACATGGACGATACACAGACATTAATGAATGGTTTCATGCGTATGGCTGTTGACAATGCTGTATTGTCTGGCAATTTGATTGTAGAGGTTGATGAAACAAATCTAGTGCCGGGTCAAGACTTGTCACTATATCCGGGCAAGGTGTTCCGTAGACAAGGTGGCGCACCGGGTCAAGCTATCTTTGGTACTAAGTTCCCGAATGTATCTAGTGAGAACATGATGCTGTTTGACAAGGCTCGTGTACTTGCAGATGAAAGCACAGGCTTTCCATCATTTGCACATGGACAGACAGGTGTATCAGGAGTAGGTAGAACAGCGTCTGGTATATCCATGTTAATGAATGCCGCAGCAGGTGGTACAAAAACTGTTATTAAGAATGTAGACGATTATCTATTACGTCCTTTAGGAGAAGGATTGTTTAGATTTAATATGCAGTTTGATTACGACCCACAAATAAAAGGTGACTTAGAAGTAAGAGCAAGAGGTACAGAAAGTCTAATGGCTAACGAAGTACGTAGCCAAAGACTGATGCAGTTCTTACAGGTAGCAAGTAATCCAGCACTTGCACCGTTTGCTAAGTTCCAATACATTATCCGTGAGATTGCAAAGTCTATGGAGTTAGACCCCGACAAAGTTACCAACAATATGGATGAAGCAGCTATTCAGGCAGAACTGATGAAAGGCTTCCAACAAGAACAGCCACAAGAACAAGGCGCACCAGCAGGAGCTAATCCACTAGACCCAACAGGTGCAGGTGGCGGTAACATAGGAACAGGACAAGTACCAGTTCCGGGTGAACAAGGATTTAGCGCAAATGGACAGACAGCAAATACTCAGCAAACTCAAGCCCCTAGTGAACAACAACCGCCAGTGGGAAGCGTTCAGTGATTATATAGACTTAACAATAGAACAGCATCAGAAAGTGTTGGAACAAACAGATGATTCAATACTAGTACATAGACAACAAGGCGCAATAGCAGTACTACGAAAACTTAAATATCTACGGGATGAAGTAAATGGCACTAAAGGAACAAATGGAACTATTTGAAGATGGTGGTCTTAAAGACGAAGGTAATACAATAGACCCTGTGTCTGGTAATAATGTTCCACCCGGCTCTACGCAAGAAGAAGTTCGTGATGATATACCTGCACAACTAAGTGAAGGCGAGTTTGTATTTCCTGCTGACGTAGTCCGATACATTGGTCTTGAAAAACTTATGCAGATGAGACAGCAAGCTAAGATGGGTTTGCAAACTATGGATGACATGGGGCAGATGGGTAACAGTGAAGAAGCTGTCATGCCTGATGATATACCATTTGAATTGTCTGACCTTGACATGGATGATGATACTGTAGAGATGAATGCAGGTGGCTTATTAGGACCTGCTACAGGCATTAGTGGGTATGTTGCTTCACAAGTACCTGCTACATCTTTTATCCCACCATCTGAAGCACCAGTAACAACTATGCCTATACCACCTACACCTGCTCCTGCTCCAGTAGCACCAACATATACACCACCTACACAACAGGCAGTACCTACATTTACTCCTGAACAGATGCAAGATGTATCATATCCCGGTGTAATACAGACACCAGAATCTGCACCACAGACTGTAGATATTATTAATCCAACAACAGGTGAGCGTAGAACTATAACATACATTCCCGGTGTAACACAATTACCAGAAGGTTTTGTATTGGCTAGTGAGTATGATGCACCTGATGCACAAGCAACATCTGTAACACCTACTCTTGGTCAGGCACAGGTGCGTAAGGATGATGATGGTGACGCACCAGATTTTTCTGGATATGAAAATATGCAAGCTAGAATTAAAGAAGCAGAAAGGTTAGGATTTACAGATGTAATAAATCCATTTGAACAACTTTTTAAATCTACTGCTATAGGTTCTATGTTTGGTGGTAATTTCAAACAGGGTCAAGTTGTAAATGGTTATATAGCAGATGGTATGGGTAATTTGTATGACCCTAGAACTGGTGGGTATGTTCAAAAAGAAGGTATGCTAGGTCAGTTAGGTGAATTTTTTAGCCCAGTCAATTACCAAACTCTTGAACAACTACCTCAAAAGTCAAAAGAATTTAGAGATGATTTACTTAGTTTAATTATAGATAAAGACCCAACAATAATGTCTGCTACTAATGCATCAAATGAAATTAAAAAAGTTTCTGATTCAATATCAAAAGCATTACAAAGTGGCAATAAAGAAGATAAAGAAAAAGCACAAAAAGATAGTGATGATTTTTCCCAAACATATTTATCAGGTAAGACTGTAAATGAAATAAAGTTAGCAGAAGAATTACGTAAAGAAGAAAAAGAAAGTAATTTTGCAGATATGATAGCTGCTACAAAAGCGGCTACGAAAAAATCGCAAGAAGATAAAAAAGATGATAAAAAAGCTAAACAAGCAGTAAAAGACTATGCAGATTCTAAAGCAGGAAAAGCAGCAGAACAATCCGCTAAAGATGAAGGTTTAAACACAGGCGGTTTAGCATCAAAGCCTAAACCAAAACCTAAGAAGATGAGGTCAGGTGGATTAGCCTCTAAAAATTAATCCACATTAACTGGCTACCTAACTCCCCACCCGACAGTGGCTACGGTTAGCCCCAGCATAGGAGACATTATATGTCTGACACAATCATGGCTGAAGAAATGCAGCCCCAAAAGAAAGCAGCATTTGTATCTAAACCTTACACGCAAGAAGAAAAGATAAAGCGTGATGAGGAAGAACTAGAGCAACTGCTTAAAGAGCAGAAGGGTGAAGCAGAAACTGCTGAACCTGAAGAAGTAGAACCTACTAACGCAGAAGAAAAAACTTTTAAGAAAAGATATTCTGACTTGCGTAGGCATCAGCAAAAACAAGCTGAAGAATTTAAAGCAGAACTGGAAAGTTTAAAACGACAGTTATCTGAAGCTACTAAAAAAGAAATGAAACTGCCTAAGTCCGATGAGGACATTGAAAAATGGGCAACAGAATATCCTGATGTAGCACAAATAGTAGAAACAATTGCTATGAAGAAAGCTAGAGAACAATCTAGTGATTTAGAAGAAAGAATAAAAGCAATTGATGAGATGCAACTTTCGGCTACGAAGGAGAAGGCAGAAGCCGAATTGATGAGACTACATCCTGACTTTGGTGATATCAGAGACAGTGATGACTTTCACGAGTGGGCAGAAGAACAACCTAAATGGGTGCAGGAGGCACTATACGACAATGACAACGATGCAAAATCTGCCGCACGAGCAATTGACTTATATAAGTCAGATAGAAATATTAGCAAGGCAAAACCAAGTAAAAATGGCAAGGGTGCTGCTGAAGCGATTAATACGAAGAATACACGGTCTAAGCCACAAGAGAATGAGGCTTCTACCTATCTAAGAGAATCTCAAGTTCAGAAGATGTCATCTCAAGAATATGAGAAGATGTCTGACGAAATCATGGAAGCTATCCGTAGTGGAAAGTTTATCTATGATGTATCTGGTTCAGCCAGATAAAAAGGTGTTGACAAATAGTTTTACATGAGTATAACTATAGACACTTATAGTGTATACGGACTAGCTATCTGTATACACTAAATCAGCAAACGAACAACGTCTTCGGATTACCTGATGAATTTGGCCTGTTTAAAGTTTAGGCGGCCACCTTAACTGTAAACACACCCATTGAAATCAGCCTCTAATAAGTCTTGTGAGTTTGTATCTGTAACAATGCTAATAACTTAGGAGAACATATCATGGCATTTACATCCGCAGCCGGGTATGGTAATCTTCCTAACGGTAATTTTAGCCCAGTTATTTACAGCAAACAGGTACAACTTGCTTTCCGCAAGTCTGCCGTTGCTGAAGCAATTTCAAACTCCGATTACTTCGGTGAGATTGCTAACATGGGTGATTCCGTTAAGATTATCAAAGAACCCGAAATATCAGTTCAGGCTTATGCACGTGGCACACAAATCACTGCACAAGACTTAGACGATGAAGACTTCAGCCTAACAATTGACAAAGCTAACTACTTTGCATTTAAGGTTGATGACATTGAAGAAGCACATTCACATGTGAACTTCCAATCACTAGCATCAGACCGTGCGGCATACCGTTTAGCCGACCAGTTTGACCAAGAGGTTCTTGGTTACTTGTCAGGTTTTAAGCAGTCTGCTTTACATGCAAATGCTAATGCTGTTAACACAACTGTTAATGGTTCAAAGGCTGTAACAACAGCATCGGATGGTGCAAACTTAGTTGGTGCTGAATTGCTTACAACTATGGCACTAGATGCGTCAGACTTCGTTGCAGAAGATGGAAGTGCAGGTTCTGCCAATAACTCTATAGGTATTAAACCAAGAGTGCCGGGTCAGACAACTGCAACCATGCATGCAACTACAGGTGGTCTAGCAAGTCCGTTGCAAATTCTTGCACGGATGTCACGTCTACTTGACCAACAGAATGTAGATACTCAAGGACGTTGGATTGTTCTTGACCCAGTATTTATTGAAGTTCTAAAAGATGAAGATTCACGTCTTCTAAATTCAGACTTTGGTGGTTCTGGACTACAGAATGGTCTTGTTGTAAATAACCTTCACGGTTTCCAAGTGTATCAGTCGAATAACCTACCTTCATTAGGTACAGGTTCTTCAACAACTGGTGGTCCTAACACGACTAACTTGGGTGTAATTGTGGCAGGTCATACTTCTGCTGTTGCTACTGCAGAGCAGATTAACAAGACTGAAACTTACCGTGACCCTGACAGCTTTGCTGACATTGTTCGTGGTATGCACTTGTATGGTAGAAAGATTCTTCGTCCTGAAGCAATCGTAACTGCCGCATACAACTTAGCGTAAGGGGAGACTTAACAATGGCTGTACTTTCACAATCCGTTGCTAAAGGTGTTCGTGTATACGAAGCTGAAGTAACCCTACCAACTGCATCTGGCACAGTAACTGCTATTAGCATTCCTGCTAATTGTTTAGTATTATCTGCTGGTTGTGTTATAACTGAAGCATGTGCTGGTTCATCTGCTCACGTTGCTGACCTATCAATCGGGTCTGCAGATATCGTGACTGCAATTAACCTTCAAGCTGGTTCACTAAATGACATCATCACAGAAGCGGCTGTTCCACAAGGAACAACTGCTGCCGATACTATTGACGTTGTTTCAACTGTCACTGGTACTGGTACTGCTGGTAAAGTTCGTGTCTTTGCACTTGTTGTAGACATGGATGCGCCACGTACTGCTGATGAAGTAGACCGTGACACACTTGCTTAATTAACATAAGGGGGCAGGGTGACTTGCCCCTTTTACTTTTTACTTTTGGAGAATAAAAAATGACAACAAATGCAAAGTCAAATCATGCAGAAGACTTAGTTCTTAATGCATTGCTTCGTAATACTACTGGTAGTCTACCTTCTGCTGTGTATTTAGGTTTGCATACAGCTATTCCTTTAGAAGATAATACGACTATGCAAGGAGCAGGTGCAGATAATGAAGTAGACTTATCAACACTAGGTGCTACAGGTTCTACTACAAGACCTACAGTAGCTTTTGATGCCCCTACAGCAGTTACAGATGGTCCTGCAGGTGGACGTTCTTGCTTTAATAGTGCTGCTATAGAATTAACTGCAGATACAGGTGGTGCAGGTTTTGGCACAGTAACTCACTTTGCTTTGTATGATAACGCTACAGTAGGAAGCGGTAATTTAATTTACTATGGTGAATTAGATGTATCTAAAACTATTGCGGCAGGTGATACTATTAGATTTGCTGCTAATTCAATTGAAGTAACTGAACTGTAAAACTTATGGCATTAGTTGTTGCTGACCGAATAAAAGAAACCACTACCACTACAGGCACTGGCACATATACACTTGCTGGTGCTGTTCTTGGTTTTGAGGCTTTTTTATCTATAGGTAATGGTAATACTACCTACTATTGTTGTACTGATGGTACAGACTTTGAAGTAGGTATAGGTACATATACATCTTCAGGAACAACATTAGCTAGAACAACTGTATTACAGTCTAGTAATAGTGACAATGCTGTAAACTGGACAGCAGGTGAGCGAACAATATTTGTTACACAACCTGCAGAGAAAGCAGTATATCTGGATGCTAGTGGATACATTGCAGCGTTTGATGGTCGCAACTTAACAAATGTAGATGCTGAAACATTAGACAGCCTCAACAGCACATCATTCCTACGCAGTGATGCGGCTGATACCAAGACATCTGGCAATTTAACTTTTAACGATAACATAAAAGCGTTGTTTGGCACTAGCAGTGACTTACAAATATTCCACAACGGAAGCAATAGTATTATTTATGATGGTGGCACTGGAGAGTTACAACTACAAACGGATGGCACAAGTATTAAACTTTTAAAAGCTAATACTAATGAAATATTAGCTAACTTTATTCCTGATGGCGCAGTGGAGCTATACCACGATTCAAATCTCAAGTTTTCAACTACAAGCACAGGCGCGACAATCACAGGGGTGCTTACTGCTGATGGTCTTACTATGGGGGATAACGAGAACATTACGTTAGGTGATGGCAGTGATTTCAAAATACGTCACTCAGGTGGGGCTTCTATAATACAAGACACTAACTCTAGCACACAAACATTCATACAAGATGATAACGCTGTTAGAATTACAACAGTAAATGCTACGCAAAATAGTGCAATATTTTACCCCAACGCACAGTCAGAGTTATATAATAATGGAGTTAAAATCTTCAACACAATTAGCACTGGTGCGCAAATAACTGGCGACCTCACCCTCACCTCAACCGATGATGGTGCTACAGAAAACCCCACAATAGATTTATACAGAAATAGTTCTAGTCCAGCAGATAATGATGTATTAGGACACATAAACTTTACTGGCGAGAACGATGCTGGAGAAAAGATACAATATGCAGAAATTCAAACAAGTATTTCTGATGCTTCAGACGGCACAGAGGGCGCAAGATTACAATTACAAGCAATGTATGCTGGAACTCTTTTAACATATTATGAAGCTAAATTTGGATTAAACACTTTTAGTAGAGATGCAATATTTACAGATGACAGCAACATAATATTTGAAGGCGCAACAAATGATGCCCATGAAACGACCCTGACTGTCATCAACCCCACAAGCGATAACACCATACAATTACCCGATGCCTCTGGCACTGTTCTGTTAGCCGATGGAGATGGTTCTAGTCTTACCAACGTAAACGCTACAACTCTTGATAGCGTAGACAGTACATCATTCCTAAGAAGTGATGCGGCAGATAGTTTCAGCGGTGTTTTAACAGCTACCGCCCCAATAGAGTTTAACACTGGGGTTACTTATGACCCAAGTACAACAGGCGATGGAACAGATACAGCGGCAGATGTTGCAATATCATTAGGTTCTGGTGCAAGAATAGTTGGTCATGCCGCTGGTTATATACGAACATTATTAGAATGGAATAGCTCATCAACACTTGAAATTGGTCAGAATAATACTGCTCTAATAAACCATACCAAAATATATGGTGGTTCGGGTGGTGGTGTAGAATTATATGAGGGTTCTAGTAAAAAGATAGAAACCACCAGCACTGGTGCGACAGTCACAGGCACGTTAGTAGCCGATGAGATTGCTATGGGCGATAGCGATTCTGGCAATTCTTTTGCAAACAGGATTAAGCTAGGTGCAGGAAATGATTTACAAATATTCCACTCAGGCACTGCGTCATTTATAAGCGATACTGGTACTGGCAGTCTTTTCATTACAGGCTCTGATGCGATATCGTTTAACTCTGGTGATTATGGTGAAACATACGCTACATTTAACGATGATGGTGCTGTTACTTTAAGGCATGATGACAGCATTAAGTTTTCAACTTCCTCAACTGGTGCGACAGTCACAGGAGTGCTTACTGCTGATGGCGTAGATGTAGGCGATAATGAAAAGATAAGACTAGGTGCTTCTCAGGATTTAGAGATATTTCATGATGGCAATTCAAGCCTAATAGATGATACTGGGGCTGGTTCATTATTTATAAGGTCATCTCAAGTAAATATTCAAAATGACCCAAGTCTTTCACCAAGAGAAAATATGGCAACATTTGTACAAAATGGTGCAGTTACACTCATGTACGATGGCTCGACTAAATTTAATACTTCTAGCACTGGTGGTACAATTACAGGCGACCTTACTCTTAACTCAACAACAGACAGTGGGGCAGTTTTAAAACTAGTAAGTAATGACCCAGCGGATGCCGCTGATTTTGGCATTGAAGGTATGGTGCAGTTTTATGCAGAAAATGATGCCAGTGAATCTACTTTGTATTATTCTATGCAATTACAAACGGCAGATATCTCTGATGGTACTGAAGATGGTTGGCTGTATTTAAACTCTAAAAAAGATGGCACACTCAACGTAGCTAATGCGTTTGGTGCTGATGGAAGTATGTATATACTTGGGTCAGGCAATGGCGCAGAAGGTGCTTTAAAATGGTTTCAGACTAAAAGCACTTCACACACAGTATCAGTTAAGCCAAACACACCAACGGCTGATAGAAATATATTCTTGCCTGACGCTGATGGTACTGTTGCACTTAATCAAAGCGGAATATTAAACCTAACAAACTCAGGCTCGCAATCAGAATTACGTTTGTACTGCGAGAGTAACAATGCACACTATGCTAGTTTAAAAGCACCTGCTCATGCTGATTTCAGTGGTAATATAACGCTTACACTTCCTGCAACAACTGGCACAGTTTTGAGTACAGCTAATGCAGATGTAGCAACAACAACAACTAGCTCAAGTGATGCTGACCATGTGCTGATAAACGATGGCGGTGTACTTAAAAAGATAACTCCTAGTGACTTAGGTATTGGTTCTGGTGGTGGCGGTAGTGGTTCTAGTAGTTTTATAGGATTATCTGATACGCCATCGAGCTACACAGCAAGTAAATTTTTAAAGGTAAATAGTGGTGGTACTGCTGTAGAATTTGCTGATTCAGTTGGTGGTGGTGTATTTTGTATAGAAGGTGAGCGTAGCAATGGTGCTAATGCAAATAGTTATTTTGCTATTGGTAATGGCGCACAACCTAATAATGGTGTCTACATTCCAGAAGAAATTACACTTCGTTATCTAGCGTTGTCTGCTGATAGCAGTCAAACATCTGCTACAATGTCTTTATACGTAAATGGTTCATCATCAGGACAATCGGTTACACTTACTAATCAAGCGCAAAATGTAACAAGTTTATTGAACTACACTATAGCGGCTGGAAGTAGAATTACTTTTAGAATGACTAGTGGTTCTACTAATTCTACAACTGTTGCAGTGGCTTGGTTTGCAAATGAAGGGGCTATTGGTCCTGCTGGTGCTACAGGAGCAACGGGTGCTACAGGAGCAGCGGGTCCTGCAGGTGATAATGCATACAGTGGAATTAATTCTCAAACAGGAACTAGCTATACTGCTGTAGCATCTGATGAAGGTAAATTAGTTAGTTTAAATAACGCAAGTCCTATTACCTTTACAATACCCCCAAATAGTTCTGTTTCTTATACTACGGGGGTACGTTTAGATATAGTACAGTACGGTGCTGGTCAGGTAACTGTAGCAGGTGGAAGTGGTGTAACTGTCAATTCTACTCCCACATTAAAGTTAAGAGCGCAGTACTCAGCCGCAAGTTGTGTAAAAATTTCAACAAATGAATGGCTACTAGTCGGAGATTTAGCGGAGACTTAATATGGCTTTTGGTATTATGTCATCATCACATACTTTTTATGATAACCTTCCTAACGAAATTCGTTTGCTAGTTGTAGCAGGTGGTGGTGGAGGAGGAGATAGGTACGCTAATCCTAACACTCAGTCTTTTCAATCTAATGGTGGTGGTGGTGCGGCAGGGGGTGTTCTCGACACTACAGCTATAATAGACAATGTGACCTCTTTAACTATTACTGTAGGTGCTGGTGGTGCTGGTTCTGTAAGAGATTCTGGAGTAGTTGGTGGTACTGGTGGCACATCGTCTGTTGTCAGTAACGATGGGACAACTGTTAATTTAACACGTGCTGGTGGTGGTGCTGGTGGTGGTGCTGGACCTAACTGGAATGATACAACATATATAATGTCTCCTTCAGCACCCGGTGGAGGTGGTGGAGCAACTCGCTCTAACTGGGGTTGGTCAGCAACTAAAGCTGCAGGAGCAGTAGGTAATGGTGTTACTTTAGCTGGTGGATACGGCAGAGCAACAGGCACTGGTTCAGGCGGTGGTGGTGGAAACGGCACAACAGGTTATAACGCAAATGATGGAACGTATCCACGAAAGGGCGGTTTAGGTGTACAGTCAGATATAACAGGGTCACTACTATGGTACGGTGGAGGTGGTTCTGGTGGCAGACATTTTTCAAATGCAAATACTGGAACATTTCCAAGAGAAGGTGGCGGTGGTAACGGTGGTGAACAAAGATTTTATTCTGGTGGAAGTTTTACGGGTGTGACATCTGGAACAGACGGTACTGGCGGTGGCGGTGGCGGTGTTGGCGGTGATGCTAGGCTGTCTGGAGAAACCCATAATGGTGGCGATGGTGTAGTTATTATGAAAATATTAACAGAAGACTATTCAGGCACTACTACAGGTTCGCCAACTGTAACTACAGTAGGATTACATACAGTTGTAAAGTGGACAAGTTCAGGAAGTTATACAGTATGAGTTATTTCGCAAAGATAGAAAATGGTATAACAGTAGATGTAGTTAAAGCAGACCAATCTGTAATAGATACAAGAGATGGTATTTGGGTTGAATATTGGAAAGATACAAACGGAGAATCTGAAAAAAGATATAATACTGCGTTTACAGGATGTAAGTATGATTATGCAAATGATGCTTTTATTACTAAACAACCTTATCAAAGTTGGTCTTTAAATGATAACTTTCAATGGGAAGCACCTGTAGAAAAACCAGAAGAAGTAGATGGTTATATATTAATTTGGTCTGAAGAAGATTTAGTTTGGGTTTCTATTGAAAAGCCAACAGATGATAATGAAGTATTGGAATAACATGATTGAGTATAATATACAAGATAATTATTTAGATGAAGAAACATATTCTAATATAAAAAATATAATAATGAGTCAAGAAAAATTTTCTTGGTTTTTTTCTGCTAGTCAAAATGGGTATGCTAATCAGGAAGAACAGGGTCTTGATACATTTTATTTTTACCACGTTTTATTTTCTACAGCTTCTATAAACTCACCTTTCTTTGATTACTTTGTGCCTCTATTTACAAAGATGAAAATTAATGCATTAATAAATGCTAGATTAAATTTAGTAACTAATACATATGGCAACGGCTATAACGCAAAACATATAGATAAGTACTCACATAATTTAGACCATAAAATTGCTATATTTCATTTTACAACAAATAACGGAATGACTGTTTTATGTTCAGAAGATAAAGAAGAAAAGATAGAAACTGTAGAAAATAGATTAATTAAGTTTAATGGTGACACAGAACATTACTCTGTACACCAAACAGATGCAAACCGTAGAGTAATTTTAAACATAAACTATTACTAAGAAACACTATGTCAACAATTGATGATTATATATTAATTAAAGATTTTCCTATATCAAATATATTTAGAGAACACGAAAAAAATTTAATAAATAAATTTAAAAAAGATAAAATAGATAGGACAGGATTAAATAGTTCAGGCTATAATACACCTTATGGCGATTTAGAGTTTGATTATATTATTGGGAATAAATTTTCCAATATAGTGAATACTACTTTTCATGTAGGTATGGCTAGAAAACCTATAATAACTTGGGTATACGCACAAAACAATAAACACAGTTCTGAAAACTGGCATTCACATATTAATAGTTCTACTATTAATGCTGTATCATATTTAAACCCACCTAAAAATGGGGGTGGTTTGCAAGTAAAATTGTTTGATGAAGTAAAAATAATACAACCTGAAGAGAATAAATTATACTTAATGCCGTATTGGTTAGAACATTCTCCTCAACCACAAGAAGATGAAGAGTGGAGAATATGTATAGTATTAGAGTATTTCTGTTTTGAACGACCTCGAATGAAAAATAAAGCAATAATTTGGTAAGTTAGTTAGATGACAATTTCTACTGTAGCATTTGCAGAAGCACCCTTCTCCTCTGAAGGTTTTGTAGTACATGAGGTATCTGCTAATGTTTCAGGTAATGGTAATACACCTAATATTACTGTTACCAAAAGGTTTTCTTTATCTACTAATGTAAGCGGTACAACAAGTACAGATTCTAGTGCGATACGAGTACGAAATGCTTTTGCTGATTTATCTGGAACAGGTTCTCAAGTAGGTGTAGCTACTGCAGAACTAATAACTAGCCTTAACTTATCAGCTAGTGGTCAAACAGTATCTGTAGCGACAGCAAAGTTTCCTGTTGAATCTGATGTTTCTGGTAGTAGTTCAACTAATGATATAGTTACTAGAATTACACAGGTAATGTCTGCTAACGTATCAGGAAAAGTTGATACAAATGTAGAAGTAACAAGTCTTAGAATAAACTCTGCTAATGCATCTGGCGTATCTAATACTGAAGCATCCTCAGAAAAAATAAGAGATGTATCAGTAAACCTGTCAGCAACTTCTAGTACAAGTTCTTCTGCTGACATAATAAAAGATGCACGTACAGTTGATATAGCAGGTAGTACAACAATAAGTGACGTTAGTGCTACTAAAAAAGCAATAACAAATATTAACTTATCAGGTATAAGTTCTACAAATGATGTTTCAACAACGAAAGCACACGCAGTATCAGGCAATGTATCTGCTAATTCAGTAACGAATAGTGCTATAACTAAGGTATCTAATCCTACAGTTAATATAAGTGGTGTGTCAAACACTGTGGGTGATAGCACTAAGTTAGCAATTAATAGTGCTAATATAAGTGGCTTAACAGAAACAAATAGTAAAGCAACACTTAGAGGATTAGCTGATGCTAACATATCTAGTAGCAGTCTAGTAAGCGATGCTGAAATGCTGGTTTTATTTGAAGTATCAGCAAACTTATCGGCTACCTCAAATATTAACGACATACTTGGAATAACATTTAGTTATTTAAATAATGCAGATAATTATGACAGAAGACGTTTAGTATATGTACCAAGGCAAACTACAACAAAAGATAGAACAGCTAGTGTTGCTACAGAAAGCAGAACAGTTTATTTAGAAAGTCAAACTACGTCAAGTGAACGGACAGTTAAAGTACCATACGAAAATAGAACAGTATACATACAAAGACAAAACAATACAAGAGACAGGACAGCAAAGGCTGCATAGGAGATAAAAATGTCATTTAGATGGCCTAGTAAAGACCCTGATGAAACACTAGACTATAGTATAGATTGGTCACGTTACTTGGCTAGTGCTACTATTGTTAGTGTAACTTGGTTTGTAAATAATGCTAGTGGTGTAAAAACAGAACTTGCTCAAGGAGATACTGTGAATACTATTAGAAACTCTGCTCAAACAATTAATATTACAAATAAAGTAGCTACGATTAATATAGCAGGTGGTACAAACAATACAGATTATTTATTTACTTGTCAAATAACTGACAGCACAGGAACTACATCAGAAAGAACTGTTAAACTTAGAGTAAGAGAACGATAATGGCGTACAACTATTTGGAATTAGTAAATCAAGTTAATAGAAAATTAAATGAAGTAGAACTAACCTCTTCTAATTTTGCAACTGCTACGGGATTTTATGCACAAGTAAAAGATGCTGTTAACTCTTCTATTAGAAATATAAATCAAACAGAGTATAACTGGCCTTTTAATCATGTAACACAAGAAGATGTTTTACTTGAGAATGAAGTTAGATATGGTTTTCCATTTGATGCTAAAACAGTAACTATGGATAGTTTTAGAATAAAAGAAGAAGCTGCACTCAATGTATCAACTAAAAAATTAAAACAATTATCATATGAAGAATACTTAGAAAAGTTTTCTTACTATGAATACTCCGAAGATAATAGTCAATCAGGTGTGCCAGTTTATGTATTTAGAAGTCCGGGTGAAGAGTATGGAATAGTACCACCACCTAATGAAGACTATACAGTAGTATATGAATACTATCGTATACCAGTAGATATGGAAAACTATGATGATGTTCCTGAAATACCTGAAAGATTTAAACATGTTATAGTGGATGGAGCAATGCATCATGCCTATTTATTTAGAGGCAATACTCAAGATGCTTTAGTAGCCAAGGAAAGATTTGATGATGGCTTAAAAAGTATGCGTTCTTTACTAGTTAATAGATATGACTATGTACGTTCTAGTATGATTATAAGACCATCTAATAGCAGTTCTGTAATTTAAAGTCTTGACAAAAAGAAATATATATGTATAACTATATTATTAGTGAGATATAAATATGGCAGACGCTTGGCAAACATTTCCTATAGAGTTTCGTGGTGGGTTAGTAACTAACCTAAGTCCTTTACAGCAAGGTCTTAATGCACCCGGTTCTGCTACTATATTGCAAAACTATGAACCATCAGTTGAAGGTGGATACAGGAGACTAGCAGGTTTTATTAAAGCTGATGACAATCAATTATCTGGTAGCGGAGTAATTAGAGGTCTTTTAAGATATAAAACAAATATATATGCTGCAAGGGGTACAACATTATATAAGTCAGCAGGTAGTGGTTGGACATCTGTATCAACATCTTTAGGCGGTACAGGTAAAGTAAGATTTGCGAAGTATAATTTTGACGGTAATGAAAAGTTTATAGTAGTAGACGGTTTAAACAAACCTTTTACTTATGACAATTCTACCTTTACATCTTTAACTAAAGCACCTAGTGCAGTTGAAGGTGCAGACTTTGTAGCAGTATTTAAAAATGCTATATTTATAGCAAATGGAACAAAACTTGTATACACAGAAGGTTATGCAGATTTAGATTCACAACAAAAAGATTCAGGAGTTTCTTCTTTATTTAATTTAGCTGAAGGTGCTGGTGACATAGATGTTGGCGGTGTAATAACAGACTTAATTGTTTTTAGAGAACAGTTAATTATTTTCACACAAGATAGCATAAAAAGATTAGTAGGAAATAGTTTTTCTGATTTTGTGTTACAGCCCATATCGGATGATTTAGGTGCTATTAAAACTGATACAGCACAAGAAGTAGGTGGAGACATTATGTTTCTAGGTCCAGATGGACTAAGACTTCTTGGTGCTACAGAAAAAATTGGAGACTTTGGTTTATCGGTTGTATCAAAATCTATACAGTCTGAAATAACAAACGTAGTAAATAACTCAAATAGTTTTTCAAGTTTAGTAATTAGAGAAAAAAGTCAGTATAGAATATTTGGTTTTGATGAAAACATATCTAATGAATCTGCTCTGGGTGTATTGGGAACGCAGTTACTAGAAGGTTCTCAAATGGCATGGGCAGAAACACGTGGTATAAAAGCCCATGTTACTTACAGTGAATATGATGGCAGTGAAGAATTTATATACTTTGCAAATAACGATGGCTATGTGTACAGATTAGAAAGAGGAAGACAGTTTGATGGTAGTAATATAGTATCATCATTTAGAACACCTTATATTGCTTTTCAAGACCCACGAGTTAGAAAAACATTTTACAAATTATTTTTATACACAGACCCGACAGGTAGTGTACAAGCAGATGTTTCATTAAAGTTAGATTTTGATAGGCAAAATACAGGTTTAATTCAGCCGAATACTATTGCATTTTCAAATATAACAGATGATTTATTTACTTACGGAAGTATAACTTCTAAATTTGGAACAGCTACATACAGTGATGCATCTCTTGAAAATACTTTTGAAACTCAATTAATAGGTTCAGGATTTACTGCAGCATTGCAAGTAGATTCTAATGATAATATACCACCATTTACATTAGACGCAGTAACAATTGAATATACAACGAACGATAGAAGGTAATATACAATGGCAGGTTACGTAAGAGATGACGTTAACGTACAAGACAATATAGCAACAGGAAGCGTTATTAATGCCAGTGATTTAAATTCTGAATATAATGCTATTGAAAATGCTTTTTTAGCAAGTACAGGACACGCACATGATGGTACAGCAGGTAATGGTGGGCGAGTATTAACGCTAGGTCCAGCAGGTAATTTAGTTGCAGACACAGGAATACTAAAAGGCAGTACAACTAACACAGTTGATTTAGGAAGTTCCTCTGTACAGTTTAAAGATTTGTATATTGACGGTCTTGCTTACATAGATGGTTTAGGTGAAACCGTTAGAGTTAATTCAACTAGCAAAATAGAATTTAGAGATGCTGGATTATTTATTAATTCTAGTGCTGATGGTCAATTAGATATTGATGCTGATACTACTTTAGAATTAACTGCTCCTACAATGAATGCAACAGGAGCATTTAATATAACAGGTGACTTAGACGTTGACAATATTAATATTGATGGCAACACTATTATATCAACAGATACAGATGGTAACATTGCTTTAACACCAAATGGAACTGGTGAAGTTGATATTAGTAAAGTTGATATAGACGGTGGTGCTATTGATGGTACTATTATTGGAGCAAACTCTGCTGTAGCAATAACAGGTACTACTATTACAGGAACTAGTTTAGTCGGACCTCTTACTGGTAACGTAACTGGTAATGTGACAGGTGATTTAACTGGAGATGTAACTGGTAACGTGACGGGTAATGTCACTGGAAATCTAACTGGAGATGTAACTGGGAATGTAACTGGCAATATAACAGGGGATGTGACAGGAGATGTTACTGGTAATTTAACTGGGAATGTTACTGGCAATTTAACAGGAAATGTAACAGGTGATGTAACAGGGGATTTAACTGGTGATGTAAACGGTTTGTCTTATCCTCAAGCCGATGGTACTACAGGACAATTTTTAAAAACAGATGGCGCAGGTCAGTTAGCTTTTGCTACAATAACCCAAGCTACAGGTAATGAATTAGAAAATGTTTCTGAGGACACTACTCCACAATTAGGTGGGGATTTAGATGTTAATGGAAACTCTATAGTTAGTGCTTCTAATGGAGACATTACTCTATCTCCTGATGGTACAGGTAAAGTTTCTATTACAAAAGAAACAGATTTAAATGGTAATCTACTAAGTAATCCTGTATTTAAAGGTGCAAGAGAAGATGTTACAGTAAGTGCTACTGCAGCTACTGGTACGATTTCATTTGACTTACTGACACAAAATGTGTTATACTATACCACAGATGCGTCAGCTAATTTTACGGTTAACTTTAGGGGCGATGGAAGCAATACCTTAAACGCTTCTATGAATGTAGGTGAATCTATTACTGCTGCTTTTCTTGTAACGAATGGTGCAACAGCTTACTATAACTCTGCTGTACAAGTAGATGGTTCTAGTGTCACACCTAAATGGGCTTTAGGTACAGCACCAACAGCAGGTAACGCTAGTTCAATAGATAGTTATACATACACAATTATTAAAACAGCAGATGCAACATTTACAATATTTGCTAACATAGTGGATTTCGCATAATGCCAATTGTAGGTTCAACAGGTAGCGCATCATCACAATCCGTAGGTGGTTTTCAGGCTAT